GATGAAGCTTCTTCTATGGTGGCCTGTTGCACTCAATGCAATAGTTCTAAGCGAGATCGTATGACCCCTACCTTTTTTGAGCGCGCATCCAGACCCACGACCCCCTCTTTCCTTTTTACCCCCAAATCAAACTGAGCGCGTTCCTTCGCCGTTTAAGCAACCGGACTAAGATCCGTTAAATGCCTAAAGAAACCGATCGAAGCCTGACGATACCTAGTAGTACGAACGAAGTGCTATTAGGACAAACAAAACCAAGGCTGCACACACCCTTTACAGATAATTTACCTACAAAGGGTCAAGAGCTGATCGACTTTGCTAATAGTTTAGATATGCCGTTAATGCCCTGGCAAGAATTAGTGGCAACTGAAGCACATCGGATTAAGCCTGACGGCAGGTGGGCTAATAGTCAGGTAGTTGCTTTGGTATCTAGGCAAAATGGCAAGTCGCACCTAATGAGATTACGAATAGCGCTTGGTTTAACAGAGTGGGGCGAGAAGTTGCAGATTCTTTCAGCTCATAAGTTGGCAGTATCGCTAGAACACTTTAATCAGGTAGTAGAACTCTTTGAAAATTACGATCACTTAGCTAAACAGGTTAAGAAGCTGCGCCGGGCTAATGGGCAAGAGGAAATACAAATGCTATCGGGGGCTAGGTTTAAGGTGGTGGCTAATAACTCAGCGGGTAGAGGATATGCTGGAGCTGAAACTATCTACTTAGACGAATTACGAGAACATAAAGACTATGCCGCTTGGTCAGCAATCACTAAGACTCAACTAGCAGCTACAAACCCGATGCTTATGGGCTTTAGCAACGCAGGTGACTCTACTTCAATTGTGCTTAACCAATTACGCGAGCGTGGTATGGCAACTATGGCAGGTGCTAAAGATTCTTTGCTTTGGCTTGAGTGGTCTGCTCCTATGGGTTGCAGTCTTGACGATATGAGCGCCTGGCAATCTGCTAATCCTGCCCTGGGTCGAACAATTCACATAGATAACCTAATGGCTACAAAGAACGAGCCCGAAGCGGTCGTGCGTACTGAGTGTCTGTGCCAGTTTGTTGAAACTTTGCAGTCGCCTTGGTCGCCTGCTGCCTGGACTAATTGCGCTGATCTTGAACTATCGCTAGAGCCTGGGAAACCTACTTATTTTGCCTTTGACATTACGCCTAGACGAAATCACGCAGCTCTAGTAGGCGCTCAAGTCTTAGATGACGGCAAAATAGCGGTCGGCTTAGTGCAAGAGTGGAAATCTGAAACAAGTATTGACGATCTTGAAATGGCTAACGGGGTAGCTGACTGGTGCAGGGCTTATGACGTAACCGAGATTCAATTTAGTAAGAACACAGGTAGCGCAGTAGCTAATCGCCTTAATGCAGGTGGCATATTGGCTAAGGCTATTGACGGGCGCGACTTTGCTTTGGCTTGCGATCAACTACTTAACGCTATGGAAGCTGGCAGATTAAGACACGGTGATCAACAGGTACTAAATCGTCATATTGCGTCAAGTGCCAGGATTAACTTTGCTGACGGTGGCTGGATTATTGGCAGGCGAGCAAGTAACGAAAACGTCACAGCTGCCGTTGCTACGGCTATGGTCGTGTCTGTTGCGACACGCCAATATTCTGACGTAGATATTATTGTGGTGTAACCGCTTGCAGTATGTTACAATCTCTTACAATGGGATTTCTTGATGCCTTTAAGGCCACTCAAACTATGTCACATATTGACAGTCAATCAACTGCCGATCTAGTGGCAGCTCTTGCGCCTGCAAATCTAATACAGCAAGCAGTATTTAATTACGGACTAGCTCCGACTATTAGTCGTGACTTAGCTGTCCAGGTGCCAGCGGTAGCTAGAGCAAAAAACATTATTGCGGGGACTATTTCCTCAATTCCGCTCGAAGTACGATCACGCATTGACGGATCTGTACTAATGCCACCTAAAGTTATTAACCAGCCTGATCCTAGAGTGCCTGGACAAACAATTTACCGACTATTAGTCGAGGATTTAATTTTTTACGGCGTTGCTTATGGTCAAGTGCTTGAAGTGTACGAGGAATATCCAAACCGGATTAAGTCTTGGACTCGCATTGACCCGATTAGAGTAGTGCCTGAGTTAAACGCCCAAGGTACAGAGATCGTTGCCTACGATTTAGATTTAGTTGGCAAGTTACCTACTCAAGGTGTCGGATCGCTAATTGTCTTTAGTGGTGACGAGGGTATCTTGACCCGAGGTGGTCGCACAATTAAGACAGCGCTAGAATTAGAGAAGGCTGCGTACAATTTTGCACTAGAGCCAACACCTACTATCGCCCTTAAATCAACTGGGGCTAATTTACCAGCTGAGCGTATTAGCAAATTGCTAGAAGCCTGGAAACAATCACGTCAAACACGCGGTACAGCGTTTCTCAATGCTGATATTGAAATGACGTCAGTTGGCTTTGATCCGAAATCGCTTCAATTAACAGAAGCAAGACAGTACCTTGCCACAGAAATAGCCAGGTTAATGAACATACCTGCGTGGTACGTTTCAGCAGACACTAACTCAATGACTTACTCAAATGTAACGTCAGAGCGTAGGGCTTTAGTTGATTTTAGCCTTCGCCCAATACTTACACAGATCGAACAGCGTTTAGATCAGCCAGACTTTACGCCACAAACGCAAACAGTCAGATATGCGCTAGATGATTTCTTGCGTGGTAACCCATTAGAGCGCGCCCAAGTCTATGAGGTACTAAACCGCATAGGCGTTCTATCAGTAGATGAAATACGCAGAGCAGAGGACTTAGTACTATGAAATTAACAATGCCAGTAGCAGTTACAGCTGCCGATAGTGACTCACGCACAATATCAGGCACGATCGTTACCTGGAACGAGGAAGGCAACACGTCAGCAGGCCGTACAAAGTTTGCTGCTAACTCAATAGCCCTAAAGAATGTCAAACTATTTTTAGAACACGATCGCTCACGCCCAATCGGTAAAGTAATGGAATACAACGAAACCGAAACAGGTATTGACGCAGTATTTAAGATCGGAAAGACTAGCGCCGGATCAGACGCGTTAGTGGAAGCAGCCGAAGGACTACGCGACGGATTTAGTGTCGGTATTGACGTAGATAAGTGGTCTGCTAAAGACGGTGTAATGGTAATTACTGCTAGTACTTTGGTAGAGGTGTCACTTGTCGAAAGTCCTGCAATCGACAGCGCAAGAGTTTCTGAGATAAATGCCTCAGATGATCCAAACACAGAAAAGGAAGGGTCAGAAATGATCGATACTCCAGAAGTTGCCGCTGATACTGAGGTATCGGTAGAGGCAGCAGAAGTTAAGGCAGCAGCGCCCGTTGCTCAGCCATTAACTTACACCCGCCCACGTTCTCCAATCGTGGACAAAGCTACATACTTGGAACATTCAGTACGCGCAAAGTTGGGCAACGAGGATTCTCGCCAATTCGTAGCGTTTGCTGATGACACCACTAGCAATAACGCTGGTTTAATCCCAACACGTCAGCTAACAGAGATTATTAACCCTCTATCAAACGCTGATCGCCCAATGATCGACGCAATCTCTCGTGGCGCACTACCTGACGCAGGTATGAGCTTTGAAATTCCAAAGATCACAGCAGTTCCAACTGTTGCAGACGTAAACGAAGCTGATCCAATTAGCGAAACAGGTATGACAAACTCTTTCATAACTGTAAACGTAAACAAGTATGCAGGTGGACAGACTTTTTCAGTAGAATTACTAGATCGCTCTAACCCAGTATTCTTTACTGAATTGGTAAAGCAAATGGAGTTTGCATATGCAAAGGCCACAGACGCTTTCGTAGCAAACAAGATCCAAATTGACGGAACTCTAAACGCAAGCGCTCAAGACAATGACAAAGAAGGTATTGTTGCTTATGTAGCAAGTGCCTCAGCTGCCGTTTATGCAGCTTCTCTTGGCTTTGCTCGTAATTTGGTAGTCACACCTGACCAATGGGCAAACATTATGGGATACAATGACGCAGGTCGCCCAATCTACACAGCTTCACAGCCACAAAACGCTGCTGGTGCTGTAAGCCCAACAAGCCTACGCGGAAACGTATTAGGGTTGGATCTGTATGTAGATCGTAACTTTACAGGCTCAGGCGGTGTTGGTACTGCTGACTATTCAATGGTCGTAGTAAACCCAGACGCTTACACCTGGTACGAATCTCCACGTATTCGCCTACAAACTAACGTTGCACTAAATGGTCAGATCGAGGTTTCATACTACGGATATGGCGCACTAGCAACCAAGATCGCTGCTGGCGCAAACTGGTTCAACCTAACCTGATAAGTAACACAAACTAGATCGAGGGGTGGGCGTGTTCTCCCGAGCGCTCACCTCTCATTAAAGGAGTAGATATGCCTTCAATAATCACAGCCACACAGCTGCGATCTGTTCTTGGCGTATCCTCATCACTTTACAATGACGCATATTTAGATCAAATAATTGATACAGCTGAGGCCGTTATTTTGCCTATGCTAGAAAAATATGCTGCCCCAATCGGGAGTACTAAACTTACAGATAACAAAGCAATCTTTACTACTCTTGGCGAGAACGTATTTAGCGCTGGTCAATCAGTAGTTATTACAGGTTGTGGCTCACCTTACAATGGCACTCGCACGATCTTAGATGATGATAATTTAGGCGAGTATTCGTTTGCTGCTGCGATCACAAACGCCGATATTAACGAAGCAAACGTAATCCCAAGTGGTCTAGCCACCCTATCGGGAGCTTCTACCTATGTCGGAAACGACGCAATAGAGTCCGCAGTTTATGTAGTAAGCGTTGAAGTATTCCAATCACGTACCGCAGCAGGTGGGCAGATAGAGGGCGTGGACTTTGCACCAACTCCGTACCGTATGGGCAGAAGCCTCGTCAATCGTGTCCAGGCTCTACTTGCGCCGTTCATTGATGTCGAG